TTTGCACCTTTTTTCGCTTTTTCATAAATTGTTCTAACTACTTCTCTATTGATTTCCGCAAGGATCTCAGCAGATAGGATGTTAGCCAATTCTGTTTCTGCGTCTAAACCATGGATTGCTTTTAAGTCTTGAGCAAGTTCCATTGTGTATTCTGCTTTTAACTGTCTAGTTTTAGCAGTTACAGTTGACTTCTCGATTGAGAAAGCCATTTCTGCGAATGATGAAGAAGCTTCAGCAGTTGCTGTTGCAATACCAGTACCAGCAGTTACGCTTGTAGTAGTGTCGTTCATCAAACCTGGGTTTAGTGAAGCAGAATGAGTACCTGTTCCAGAGAAGTCTGAATCAGCTTCGTTAAATAGTGCTTCTGTGCCGCTGTTTGAAGTAAATCTTGACTTCATAGCAAAGATTAGACCAGTTGGTCCAGTCATTGGTTGTACGCCACAGATATCGTATGCGATAAGGTTAGGCATTGCTCTTCTTACGAGAGAAATTAGGATAGGATCCCAATTCGCTACGGCAGCGTCACCTGTTACGTTTGCGATTTCTCCCAAGAAAGCTCTGTCTTCTTTCGCAGCTTTTTCTTGGTTTTCCAGGATAACAGCAGTTACCGCTTTCTTGTAAGGGTTATCTATTTTTGGTAGATCCGCATGTTCAAGAACCGGAGACCATTTTTCCTGTAAGTTTTGTGAATTAAACATTTGTTTATTCTCTCCTTATTTCTTATTGATTATTGTAGATATCTCTACTTTTGCCCCTACTGATTGCAGCCGTATAGCGTGCCATGCTAGATGACAAGTCCGCTACTGTGTTACCATCATTGGAATCTTGGTTTACTGTATCAACATTTTCAGTTGATTCAGGTGCTGCTGCTTGTCCAAAATAACTTTCTTTAATTGTAGAAAGTTTTTTAGAGTATGCGTCAGCATTTTCGAATGCTACATCTTCTACTAAAGATTTCATTTTTTCTTTTTCTGTGTCAGCCATTCCTTCTACAGCACTTTCAAAAATTTCGTCTTTTGTGTAACCTTCGATTAACTTTTTATCTTCGATAGACTTTTCAGTCATTTCATTGACTTTAGCTTTCATTTCTTCAAGCTCTTTTTCTTTTGCTTCCAAGATGTCATATTTTTCATCTGGAACATCAATGTAATGATCTTCGAATAGTTGTTTTAAGCCACCAATAAAGTCTTCAGCGATTTCGCCCTTGATACCTTTTTCGATAGCAAGTTCGTTATCAGCCATCCATTGTTCTACAACGTAGTTTAGATAGTTGTCGACTTTAGTTGTTAGTTCTTCTTTAACAGTTTCTTTTGCTTCTGATAATTCGCTAGAGTATTCACCTTCTAATCTTTCGATTTCAGATTTTACTTTTGATTTAACAGCAGCTTCAAAAATTGTTGCAGCTTTTGTTTTAAACTCTTCCGAAAGGGAATCATCGCCAGATACTAGAGCGTTAACATCATCTGATACATCAATAGATTTTACTCTTTGATCTACAGCTTCTTTAACTTTCTTTTTATCTTCTTCGTCATCCTTGTCATGCATACCTTCTTCTTTATCTTTCATATCACCGTGCATTGCAGACATGATTTTTCCGTAAGCAGCTTGAATGTCTGCTTTCTTCATTTTGTTCATGTTGTCATACATTGCCTGGATCATACCAGATTTAGTTTTAGGCATTTCTTCTTTTTCTGACATTTCGTCTTCGTCTTTATCGTCTTCTTTTTCTTTATCTTTTTCACCGTCATGTGCGTCCTCTGCTTTCATGTGCTTATCTGCAGCAAGTTTTTGCATAGGTTCTGCCGGTGCGGCACCTTTGGTAGGAGCAGAGGAATCTTTTTTAACTTTGTCCTTTGATTTATCTTGACCAACTTTATCAGTTGGAGAAGTTACTGCTGGACCAAGATCCTCATAGTCGCCTGCTTTTTGCATAGGGTCTGCTTTACCTGCACCTTTTTTAGGTGCGTCATGCATACCCTCAGCCACTGCGCCCTCAGGAGCTTCAGAAACGATATTTTCGTTTTTGTTTTCTTCAGCCATTTTTATTTTACTCTCCTAATTTGATATCAAATTTTTGCGTATAACTATTTATTATTTCGTTAGTTTCTGTAAGAACCTATCAAAAGCTACTGCTTCTGCTACGGCCTTACGCTCTCTAGTTTCACGCTCAATTTGCGCTTTTATTTCAGAAACATCTTGTTCTTTGATGATTCCGTTGTCCCAAACCCACTCTTTACCTTCCATTACGCCATTGACGAATGCTTGTGGTGCAGACGGGTCTGCGACTATATCGGCTGCAGTCGCTAAGTAAAAGTCTGATTTTACATAGTTGGTACCGCCTTTATTCTCTAGAGAACCCATGCCTCTAGAAGAAACTCCTAATTGTGCGCCTTCATCTATAAGAGATTTAACGATTTTACCATATGGTGTGTCTGTTATCTTTGCTTCACCAATATAGTTACCTTTACCATCACCTTTTAGTTCAGTAATGATATGTGATACTCTTTCTAGATTTACAGTTGGTCCGTCAGGATGTCCTAACTCACCAAATGCTCTTTTACGCTGTATAAATTCTTTATTATAACGATTTACTTCTTTTTCTAATACTTCCATGGGGTAAACACGACCATTACGGTTTTTAATGTTTGCCTGCATGAAAATACCTTTTATCTTATGAGACTTTTTACCATTGTCTTCTTCGACAATGTATTGTGCCTCATTTATTTCTTCTCTAATAAGTTTCATGTGCGTATTTTCCCCTTTTGTTCTATTTATCTTATCTAACCTCTAAAATGACAGTATAACTATCATTTGCAACAAAATTGTGTGTAGAGAACAATATATCACCAGTCGGTGATGACGCATTGTTTGCTATCTGTATCGCAGGTGTCTGTAAGTCTATTGTGCCTTGACCCGATAAAAAAAGCGCTGATGCGTTAGTTGTTCCGTCAAATAAGATTTCAACGGACCCTTTCGGATCCGTTGTGTTGATACTATAAATTACTCTTGCAATTTTAGTAGATGATGACGCATGGTTTAATGCGCTTGCGTCTACCTTTGTTACAAGACTTTCTCCTGTTCCGTCACTAAAATTAGTGAACTTCATAACAGTTTTAGAACCAGATACGTCTGTTATAGTTTGTGATGTAACTGTATCAGCCATTATCTTGTTTGTCCTGAAGCGTCATAACCTTTTGCTTTGGTTACTTCGATTATAAAAGTACCTGTTACAGCACTTGAATTTGTAATAAGTATATCACCTGTAACACCAGAACTTTCTGGGTTTGTGATTAATGGTTGTTTACCATGAAAACCTAACTCACCAGAACCATGTACTGATATTGCGTGATCGTTTGATGTTGCGTCAAACAAAAATGATACATCACTTGTTGCCGCTGTGGTATTCCATTTAATACTTTTTATGTGTAGTGTTGGGTTTGATGAATGTCCTCTCAACGCACTTGCGTCAACACATACTACTGCTGAGTTTGTGTCGTTATTGATTTCGAACATTCTTACTGTTCTAGTAGCACTATCTACTAAATTTCTTGCGTTTACTATTGCCATTTTTACTCTCCTTTATATGGTTAGACCTGTTTCTTTTTCGAAATAGGTTTCAATATCTTTTGGTTGTATTCTATGTTTCTTTGCTACTTGTTGTAGTATTCTAGGAAACATAGTCAATACTTTTTGTGGTGTCTTCGCCATCATGCCGAAAACATCATCTACTGCCTTCTTTGCCTTTGGGGCTAACTTACGATAGTTAAGAGAACGTTTGTGTTCGTCTTTTTCTTTAATCGTCAATCTCAGTTGGTTCAACGTTATTGCCATCTTGCCCTTCAGGTTCTTTACTCATGATAGTGCCTGCTAAATCTTTTCTTTTAATATCTAACTCACTACCTACTTTGTCTGCTAACGCAGCCTTAATTTCTTTTTCTGCTTCAACGGTATCACCCTTGTCTAAAGCATTAATCATATTTTTAGTGTTTTCAATACTCATTAAAATCCTCCTTGGTCATCACCTTCTTCTTCTGGACCTTTATATAATCCAGCCTTAATTTCATCAGCGATTTTTTCTTGTTGTTCTATTATCTCAGCCTCTGACATTTTAAGTATTTGTTTCATCATATAATCTCTTGATAATACTGTACCTAACATACCAGAATCCTTCACATTACGATAAGTTTCCATACGATCTTTAAACATTTCACTTTCTTTTATTTCAGCAAAGTAACCATCATTTACATATTCGTATTTAATTGATTGACTTAATGTATTATCCCAATCCTCGATAGTAGCGATACCTTTGAGAATAAGTTGTGTTTTAAGTAAGTCATGAAATAAACTATTAAATCTATTTCTTAATCTAGAAACAAATTTAGTAAACTTGATTTCGTCTCTACTTACCTCAGTTGAACGACCTAATTGTAAACCACCAGACGCTTCACTATCAAGTCTGCTGTATGGTACATTCAACGATTGAAACAATTTCTTTTGGAAATATTTGATATCATCTATCTCACCTAGATTTGAACCACCTGGTAAAGTAGTGATTTCTGTACCTCGACCACCTTCTCGTCTTGGTAGCCAGAAGTCTTCTAACATAGACATATATTGTCTATCATCTCTTATTTCACCTGTACTTGCGTCATATACAAGTTTGTTTCTATATCTATTCATTACATCTTTTAGGTACTGCTCTGCTTTTACTTTAGGTAAGTTACCTACATCAATGTAAAAAATTCTTCTTTCAGGTGCTCTTGATATACGATAGATAACAACACTATCCTCAATCATTCGCAGCTGATTAACTGGTTTGATTGCCTTATGTAAATAAGATAATACTAAATTCTTTTGTTGGTCTACAAGACCACTAGGACAATATGCGATAGCGTCTTTTGCTATTTTAAGACCTGTGGTTGCACTTGCAGCAGGTTGCACACCTTTTTCATTATAGATAAAAAATTCATCAAATTCAATGTGTTGCGGTTTCTTTGGGTCTTTAGGTGCAAACTCATTGCCAGGTTTTTGTTTTTGTGCTCTTACTTTTTTAATTTTTCTTGGGTCAATATATCGTAATTCAGTTATACCTGCTTTGGTATTTTTTGGGTCTATCATTTTATGATAAATTATACGACCATCTACATACCATCTACGAAAGATATCATGACCTTTTTGTTCAAACTCCAATAACGAAATAATATTTTGAAACTCTAATGCTATACTTTTCTTTACTTTTGATGAGAACGGAACCTTATTTAAGTTAAGACGAACAACCTCTTGGTTATCATCTACCACTACGGATTCATTAATTATATCTTCTATTGCCATGTCACATTCTGGGTGCATAGCAATTTCTCTATATCGTCTAATTAAATCCGATTCATTATTTACTTTACCTTCGATATCAAGATAGGTCCCAAAGTGACCACCACCCATAATAGTTTGTGTACCGTCATCTGATGTAGGTGCGGTAAATGATTGACTATTAGGTTTAGCCTCTTTACGCTTGATTTCGAAACCGAATATTTCTGCCACTACTGTTCTCCTTTATACTATATTTAGGGCGCCTCGAAAGACGCCCTATCTCAACATTATGTTGTAGTGTTTGATTCCCAATATTGGTATCTCCAAGTACATTCAAATGTTTCAAGTGTAGTTGCCTGTTCCATAGTTAAGTCAACCTGACCTATTATAGTTGGGAACATACCTCTGAAAGTATAAGACTTGATTGTATTACCATTTCTATCTAGGTGGTCGACAAATGCGTCCACTTGATAGTCAACAGGATTTACAAGTCCTTCGTTATCTGAATGGTTGTTTATACCATTGGACCATCTTTCAATAGCATTTCTGATTAAGAAATCAGTATCATTAATGATAGTTGTAGTCCAAGTTTGGAATGTTCTATCACCTGCCATGTAGATGGGTCTACCACGGAAGTTTACAGTTAATTCACCAATTTCACTTTGAGGTAAGTTTGTAGCAGTACATAAGAATGCCATGCTTTCAGTCTCACCACCAACTTGTGCAAAACCAGGGAAAGGCATAGTGACTTTAAACTGATTGTTTCTAGCACCTCCGCCTTTTAATTTAGAGATAAAATCTGTTACGTTTGCCATGTTCTACCTCCTATGCCCCAGCCACTTCACTAAATGCCACACCACTTCTGGTTGCCACAAAGTTTAGTTTGATGAAGTTAATTGAACGATTTGGTTTAACAAAGATATCTGCGATAAATTCGTTTCTATCAATCACTTCCGCTGTGTTGTTTGTTTCATCACAAACTAAAGCAAAGTCTGTGATACCTCGTCTACCTTGTATGTCTCTAAGGAAAGGTTCTACTAGGTTTCTAAATTGTGCTCTTGTGAACTCATCATTGAACTCAAAAAGTTGAAATTTAGCAGCCGTAGAAATTGCTTTCTCCATGACTAAGAATAAACGTCTTACATTTATTCTATCAAAGGCACTAGGTTTTGATTGTGCTGTTTTATCTCCGAACAATACTGTACCTTGTCCAGGGAATGTAACAACAGGATTTACTCTTGCTTTATAGAGCACGTCTCTTTGTGCTTGATTTGGATCGAATGCTAGTTTTACTGCACCTCTAATCTGACCTCTGTTAAATCCAGCAGGTGAGAAGAAAGGATCAGCAACGTTATCTGTTCTTGCACACAATCCCGCAATGTCACCGTTTAATGGTACAAATCTGAATACGTCATTGTATTTGTCGTACATATATTTGTAACCACTATCAATTACTGCATAAGAACTTGATGATAAACCATCAGCAAAATTCTTAACGTTTTCAGTTGCAGCGATTGGGTCACTTACGTTTACTACATCAGCTCTTGCAGGCGATATAAATGCCACACAATCTTTTCTTGCTTCTGCAATATCAATCACTTTAGTTGCGTGAGTGTCACCTGTAGCATCAGCTGCAGTTGCACCACCACCTTGAGATGGTCCGCCTATAAGTAAGTTTATTTCCTCTGTTTCTGCATCAGCAAATTTATCATATGCTAATGCCATTTCGCCTAGAGTTGGTTCATTATCTGTTACACCACCTGATAGACTACCACTAAAGACAGTTATGCCTTGAGTACCAGTATTATCAAATGTTTGACCTACTTTACTTGAACCAGCATTTGCTAGTGTAGTTTCGTGGTCCATCCAGTAAATATATTTACTGTTTGCATATAGATAATCAACGTAATATAATGAATTACCTTCTGCTGACTTTGCGTCAGAAGCTTGAGATAATCCTTCGTGTGTTTCTAAAATTGTACCAGCAGTACCTGTGATACCACCGTCTTCATCAACAACAGCGATATGTAATTCATCATTACTTCCGCCTGCGTTTGATACATCATCAGTAGTTGTTGGTGCTGCACTAAAGTTGAAATGGTATTCCCAAAATCTTCTAAAGTAAGCATTGTTTGCTACTGCGTGTCTCAAACCACCAGTTTCAGTTGCACCAGTTGACTGGTTAAACCTAGCAATTGTTAATACATTGCTTCCTGGTAATGCTGTTACCTTGTAATAGTGACCTGAAGGCACAGCAGTAAAGTTACCACTTATATCTCCAAATTCTATAATGTCACCTACTTGTATTTTATCTCCACCAGCGTCATCAATCGTAATTGATGTATCGCCAATAGCTGCGTCTGTGTCATTAACAAGGTTTGAACCTCCACCTGCACTTGAATAAGCAGATGAGTTGGTACACATAGATACTTTTAAGTTGTTTCCTTCGGTGCCGGCTTCTCTTGCTGCAAAAGAGCCTACTGAAGCAGAACCGTCAGAATAGTTGTCTAGGTAGTGAGTTGTGTTTTTAATTTGAATACTGCCTCCTGAGGAGTTAGCATTCGAGTTTCCTGTCACAGCTCTTACTACTTTAAGGGAATTTCCGTACTGTAAAAAGTTGGTTGCACTAAAAAAGTATTCGAAAGTTTTAGCAGTTGGTTTACCAAATACTGAAACAAATTCGTCTTCACTAGAGATTAAAGTAACCTCGTCCATCGGCCCTTTCTCACTAACTATTCCTATTGCACCAATTGATGTAGATACAGCAGGAATGACATTAGTTAGATCCTTTTCCGTAACGTTAACGCCCGGTGATACTAAAAAAGCCATCTTATTCTCCTTAAGTTGTGTTTAAATTTAAACTCTAAACTATTTATAAAATGCAAGATTTACCACCCTCTTTTGACTTTTACGGGTGACCATGTAGTTCCGTAAGGGTCTTTAAAAGTTTCTACCTCATCTAAACCATCATCAATAAACCCAAAAGGTGCCATATCTTGTTCTAACATATTTTGTTGTTCATCTACAAGTCTCGCTCGTATATCTTGATCTGTTAATTCTTTGAAGTATGTCTGATTAGATAACCATGCAAACATGACCAAACAAGTAACCAAATCGTCACTAGAACCTTCTTCGGCCTCATACTTTTCTTTACCTTTGAGAATATAAGTTGATAATTCTGCAATAATATCAAAGTCTTGTATGATTAGTTTATCGTGTTCTATTAATGCTTTTAAATTAGAACAACCAATTTTCTTTGTTGCCTTTGTTGTTCTTAAACCTAATTGAGATTGTTTTCCACTAAAACCTGTACCTGCAATCTGACCTGAACGACCTCTTTGATTAACCATAATAAGATTATCATATTCTAAATCATATTGCATTGTGTCTGCTACTTGACCACCAATATCATTTACCTCAATCAAAACCTCTGCTTGATTATAACTTGTTGCAACCTTATGAATAATTTGTGGAAACACTAAAGGTTTAATTTCATTGTTTCTATATTTTGCTACAATCTTATATGGTATACTTGTTGCGTCTGTAACAACAAAAGCAGAATAATCATTTATTGTGCCTCTTGCAACATCAACCGTAATTACATATCTATTACCTTTTTTTGGCATTTCATAAACATCTAAACCTGCATTTGATGTTTCAGGTGTAATGTGAGACATTGACCTTAACTTTGTACTATTGATAAGTGTATCAACACTACCTAAAAATTCACACTCAAACTCCGTTCTAAATTGTTGTTCACTTGTATTTTTTATTGTTTCTTCTTTCCACTTCTCATCACGACCAGGTACCTCTGACCAATGTACCTCAATAGGTTTATAACTATTACGTTCATGTATGGAATCATTCCACATTTTATAAAACATATTCATACCATGTGGTGTAGAAACTATCATTACTTTAGAAGACTTACCAGAAGATATTGTAGGATAAACTGAACTAAAAAATTGTTCAGCAATATTATTAGGTACATATGCAAACTCATCAAGAAATATTATGTTGTATGAGCCACCACGAACAGCACTTGATGATGTTGCAGCTGCAAGTATTCTGCTACCGTTTTCTAATTCTAGACTACCTTTGTTCCAGTTAATAACACCTTGTTGTAACCATTTAGGTAAATTTTCATATGCAAGTTGTAATCTACCTAACAAATCTCTTGCAATAGCAGCTTTGTTGGCAAGTATTGCAATATTAACATTCGCATTGAATATCGCATAGTGTAATAAGTATGCAATGATTGTAGTTGACTTACCTGATTGTCTAGGTAGTTTACAAATACTGAAACGATTATTATGAAACGTATCTACCATTTCTTTTTGAAAATTAAACATCTTGAATGGTTGTAGACCATGGTCAAGTGTTACTATCTGTAAATAGTTTTCTATAAAGTAGATAGGGTTATCTTGACATTTTAAAAATTCTTCTACTTGCTTTTTAGTAAATCGAACTTTTTGATTTGCTGCCTTTAGATTAGGGTTACCTAGGTATGTCTTTTCCATTTTTCTTTATCAATTTTTGTAATTCTGCTGTTGACCCAACAAATAAATTATTCTCTACTTTGTTAGGTCCTTTTATTACTTCATCATTTAATTTTTTCATCTTTTCTTGTAAGACTAAAAGTTTTTCAGTCACTTCACCTACATTTTTAATTAGTGTGCCTGCAACCTCATATGCTCGTGGGTGGTCAGTATCTTTTGCCAATTGCACGATACCATCTATGGCGTCTTGACCTCTCTCAACAAGATTATATAAATTTTCACGACTATATTTGTAGTCGCTGTCTATATCCTCTTTTTCTTTAGGACGTGGTATAACTGGTTTATGCTCAACGGGTACGACATCTTTTTCAGCGATATCTAATATCTCGTTGAGCTTGTCCTCAACCTTTTTCATTAACTATCTTTATCTGTACCAGATACAGGATCGTAATCGTTAGCGTCTTGAAAGAAAGAACGTTCTTCATTAAACCCAAAGTTATCATCAGCGTCTGCTGTTGTTGGATTAGGTTGTACAACATATCTTTGCTCTCTTTTTGCGACAGCAGTATTAGTATCTGTATATTGGTCAACCTGAACTCTTTTAATAATTTTTTGACTTGTAACTGGTCCATATAAGTACATCTTTGCTGTAAAACTTAAAGTGTACATTATAACTCGTCTTTCAGTAAACTCGCCATCATAACTATCTTCATATGATACATCACCTAAAACAATAGGCACATCACGCACAACCTCTAATGTTGGCATAACGTTTAATGTAATAGTATAGTCTGGTTGAAAAGTTGGTAATATTTGTTCAACAATTTGTAATGCGTCTTCACTATTTTTTGCCATAACAAATAAACTAAAACCTACATTGTATGGTACAGGCATATAAGAATTTTGTAGTGACTTACTATCTGCACCTTTTACTTTTTTAAACTTTTGTATTCTATTTAATTTTCTTGCTGGGTCATATTGTAAGGTAGTCATTTCAAAACCTATACGAGGTAATGTTAATGCTGTTGTTCTTACGTTATCTGCTGACCTTGAACTATCTTGGTCAATACGGGTTAAAAATTTTTGTTTTGGTCCGTATGCCAAAGGCACTTTCATTTTTTGTATTGTTTTACCTGTTGAATTTTTACGATAAACGTATAAGTCATTGAATAAAGTACCAAAAGCAACAACGGTCTTTCGTATCAATTCATGGTATTGGGAATCTTTAAACATTATATCTCCTAATTATCTCTTGGATCACCAAATGGATTCTTTTCTGTGAAATCAAAGATATCGTTATTTGAATCGAAATCATCAAGTCCAGCAGCTGTGTCAAAGGCAGCATTGTCACCACCAATTGGGTCTTCGTTCATATTTTCTGTTGCGGCGTCTTCCAGTAATATATATTCGATATAATCTGGATCGTCTTCGTATAGAATATTATCGCCATCTGTTTCATCAACCAAGAACTCACCTGCTTCTGTTAATACTGCTTCTACATCGCCTACAATATTTTCAGAAAGTAAAGAGCCTGATGATGTTGTTCCGCTTTCCAATGATATTTGATTGATTAATAAATCCATAGTATCTTTGTCTAAACGACTATCAATATCAGTCACACCTGTTTCAACAGATTGGGATTCGTATTCCCATACTGAACATTTTAGTTTAAATATAGGAAGGTCGTTGATTTGATACATAGGATCTTCATCCTCAACAAAATCAATTTGGAAAAACTTTTTAAATCGTGACATCCAAATAATGTCACCTTCTCTTGGTCTATTGATTGAAAGTGTGTTTGATGTATTATCAACCAATATCTCAAATGTACGTCTTGCAACCACAAGGGTTACTTCGTCTCTTACTTCTAAACCAAACTTACCAATTAAATCACCTTGACCTGCAAAACCATTTACATCTTCTACATACATTTCAATAGCATATGCGTCTGTAAATTTATCTGTGGTATTACCTAGTACATCATCTCTGGTAATTTCTTCTCTTGGTAAGTAATAAGTATCTTGGCCATAAATCTTTAATTGTTCGATAATTAAATCTTCATAAAGATTTTTTTCTGCCTGAGTACCATTACTGAAATAAGTATTTCTCATGGTTTTAACCCATCATATAGTTTGGTGGTAATTCGTATGATAGTTGTATTTGCTCTTCTAACTTATTAATTTCATCTTGTGCTTGTGTATATATTTGTTCACCATTAAGTTGAACGCCACCTAACATAGCAACGCCTTGAAATTTAGATAAGTTTTGACCCCATTGTCTTTTAATTAATTGTATTAAATATTTCTTTAAAAATATATCATCAAATACATCCGTAAATGTAGAACCATCTAATTTACGATAGCATTCAATAATTATAAAATCACCAGCGTCAATATCATTTTTCCAATCCATATCAATATACAATCTATTTTTATGTTGATTAAATCTTAGTGGTCTTTCACCAACAAGTATATGGTCTAACATATCTAAATGTCTTAAAGTCATATCATAGTGTATAATACTTGTAGATGAGAAATCATATAAATCATTTAATCTTAACTGATATCTAACATCAAATAAATTTAATGCAGCCTTATCTGTAAAAGGAAATATTTGAACTACTGACATTACGTTTGAAGGCATAGGTATATAATTCTTACCTTCTTTAAAACTTGCTGTGACTGTGGAATCTGCTGTATCTGTAACCGTAGATAGAGTTTCATCACTTCTTGCTCTTGTAACATCATCCGCTGTAACTTGATATTTAAGATACATTCTCTCTACACCATCATAATGGTATTGAGCAAAATATTGTAGCGCTTCGTCTATTCTATCTTCTACTTGGTCGTCTTCTACATTTATCTCAATTACAGGTTTACCTAATGCTCTTAAGGCATACTGTTTAAGTGTCTCTCTTGTAGTTATTGGGTTATTTTGTGCCATGTTATAGTCCTTATTAGACTATTTATATTATCCTAATGCTATCGCTTGTGCAATTGCAAAAGAAGATGACGCTTTTGCGTCTAATTGTGTTTGAACATTACTAGATACACCATCTAAATGACCTATTTCTGTAGCAGTTACAGCACTTACAGATACGTCACCACTACCATCAGATACTAATGCTCTTGAATTTGTAAGATTTTCCATCTTACTAAATGCGATTGCGGCACTAGATTTGATGTCTGCATTTACAATATTTGTAATTGTGTTATTATCACTAT